GCTGCTTCTACGTCTGCAAGTGCTGTCCGAGGCATGTCGTTCAATATCCTCTTCCTCGATGAGTTTGCGTTCGTTCCGAACCATGTTGCAGAGCAATTCTTTGCATCTGTTTATCCTACTATTACTTCTGGTAAATCAACGAAAGTAATTATCATCTCCACTCCTAATGGTATGAACCACTTCTATAAGATGTGGGAAGATGCTAGGAATGGTAAGAATGGTTATACTACTAATGAAGTACATTGGTCTCAAGTTCCAGGCAGAGATGCTAAATGGAAAGAAGAGACGATGAAGAACACGTCCAAGAGACAGTTCGCTCAAGAGTTTGAGTGCGACTTCCTTGGATCTGCTGATACATTAATATCACCAGCAAAACTACAATCTATCCCATTTGAAGATCCATTAATAAGCAATGCAGGACTTGACGTATACGAACGAGTGCAAGAGAATCATGAATACATTATTACTGTGGACGTTGCCAGAGGAATTGGTGGCGACTATAGTGCTTTCATCGTGTTTGATATCACCACTCTCCCGTATAAAATTGTTGCCAAATACCGTGATAATGAGATTAAGCCTGTCATGTTTCCTTCAGTCATCTTCCAAGTAGCAAAGGAATATAACTTACCTTATATACTTGTAGAAGTAAATGATATAGGAGATAGTATAGCAGCAACATTAAACTATGACCTTGAGTATCCTAACGTACTCATGTGTGCTATGAGAGGTAGAGCTGGTCAGATAGTAGGTCAAGGGTTCTCAGGTAATAAGACACAGTTAGGTGTTAAGATGAGTATCACTGTGAAGAAACAAGGTTGTGCTAACCTTAAAGCAATACTAGAAGAAGATAAATTAACATTTAAAGATTTTGAAATACTTCAAGAGCTTACAACTTTCATTCAGAGAAAGCAAGCATGGGAAGCAGATGAAGGATATCATGATGACCTAGTAATGTGTATGGTTCTCTTTGCATGGTTGTGTATGCAAGAGTATTTCAAGGAGATGACTGATCAAGATGTTCGTAGAAGAATATATGAGGAACAACGAAATCAGATAGAACAGGACATGGCTCCATTTGGATTTATTGATGATGGACTAGGTGATGATTCATTTATAGAAGATGGATCCATCTGGGAATATGGTACTACACAAGAAGACGTAACTTATATGCTTCCTGATAGGTAATGGATTTAGAACAGCAGTTTGACTTAGAACACTTGCTGTTTAAGCAAAGGAAATGTAGATCTTGTGGAAGAACAAAAGATCTATTAAGTGATTTTTATTTGATAAGAAAGAATAGAAGTAGGTTGGCTTCCTCATATTCATATGAATGTAAGGTATGTACAGTTGAAAGAGTAGTGAAAACCAGAAAGAATAAGAACCCACATAGGGACTGGATGTACCCAGATTGGTAGTTCATGCATTGTTTCCCCGTCTGAGAGTTACTATTTTCTAAATAAGTATAGACAATTTTAGCGATCATTTATCGGGAGTAACTAAACATGGCAAGTCAAATCTCGCCTGGTGTTATTGTCAAGGAGAGAGACCTTACAACTGGTACTGTTGTTAACGCTGCTTCAAATACTGCTGCAGTAGTTTCAACATTCCAAAAAGGTCCAGTCGGACAAATCACCACGATAGCTTCACAAAGGGAATTAGTAGATACATTCGGATCACCAGGTGATTCTAATGCTGATGATTTCTTTGTAGCCTCAGAATTTTTAAACTACGGTGGTCGCCTTTCAGTGGTAAGAGCCGAGACAGGAGCAGTTAACGCTGGTGCTGCAGCAATTATTAAGAACAAGGTAGACTACGAATCACGTATAGAAGGTTCATCTCCAACATGGAAATGGGCAGCTCAAACTCCAGGTATTTGGGGTAACGACTATGATGTTGTTGTAGCAGACCGTGGTGCTGATCAGTATGTTACTTTTGCTTCCGCACCTGCAGGAATTGCAGCTGGAACAAACTTAGCATTCAGTTCTGGTAAAGCTGCCGAGGTTCTTTCTTGGGATTCTGGAACATTAACTGGTGCTATTATACTGGATGATCCTACATCTCGTGTTACTTCTGCTGATACTCTCGACACTCCCGACACAGGTCGAGTAAGTGGTGTAACAGTTAACAATGCTGGTGCTTCATATACAACAGCAACAGCTCTCGCTACTACAGGTGGTAGTGGATCTGGTGCTAAAGTAGACATCGTAGTAACAACTGGTAACCCAGAGGGTTTAAACATATCAAACGGTGGTTCAACATACGGTGCTACAGGTACTGCAGTTGCTACTACAGGTGGTAATGGAACAGGTCTTACACTTGACTTTACTTCAACTGGTGGTGTTGTTGATAGCGTAACTGTCGCTAACGCTGGTGATGGTCAATATCAAGTTAACGATGTAATTACAATTACTGGTGGTGGTAACAACGCACAAGTAACTGTTACATCTGTAAGAGGAGCAATTACTTCTGTTTCTGTTACTGGTGGTGATCCTGGTATTGGATATGCTGTTGGTGATACATTATCAGTTGTTCAGTCTGGTGCATCTTCAGGTACAGTTGATGTTTCTGCAGTTCAGGATACAACAATCGCTGTTACAGTAGAAGACTGGTGGACTAATACAAACACAGACGGTACTAAGTCTAGTGCTGATGATGGTAAGATTAAACTATCTGCTATCGGTCCTCGTCCTGGTACTTCTGCATATGCAGCAAACTTAGGATTATCTTATGACGAAGTTCATATTGGTGTTGTAGAGAGATCATCTAAGAGTGTTGTAGAAAGACTACAATATCTTTCTAAGTTCAGTGATGGTAAAACATCAGAAGGAGCTTCTTCTTACTATCCAACATATGTTAAGGAAGTTTCTAACTACGTTTACTTTGGTTCACATGTAACTGCTGCACACAACCCTAGCACTTCTGGTGCTGGACTTGCTGCTGGTACTGCTGCTACTGCTGGTTCTTCAGGAGATAAGTTACAACTTTTCGGTGTTGTTAATACAGCACTTACTGGTGGTACTGATGACTATGCATACACAACTGCAGAGTTTAGTACAGGTCTTCAAGAGTTCAATGATACAGAAACAGTTGATGTTGACTTCATCCTTATGGGTGGTTCAATGGGAACTGAAGCAGATTCTAAATTGAAAGCTGCTGCATGTATTACTACTGCTAACCTAAGAAAAGATGCTGTTGCATTCGTTTCTGCACATAAAGGTGCTCAGGTTTCTGGTACAACTGCTCTTTCAAGAAAAGATCAGAAGGATAACACAGTTAACTTCTTCTCAACATTAAGTTCTTCTTCATACGCAGTATTTGATAGCGGTTATAAGTATTTCTATGATCGTTTTAATGATAAGTATCGTTATATTCCTTGTAACGGTGACGTTGCTGGTCTATGTGTTGCAACTTCTACAACACTTAATGACTGGTTCTCACCTGCTGGACTATCACGTGGTGGAGTTCGTAACGCTATTAAACTAGCATACAACCCAACTTCAGCAGATAGAGATGAACTTTATCAGAATAGAATCAATCCAATTGTTTCTTTCCCTGGTCAAGGTATCACACTATTTGGTGATAAGACTGCACTATCTTCACCTTCTGCATTCGACAGAATTAATGTTCGTAGACTCTTCATCAATATTGAGGAGAGAGCAGAAGCACTTGCTAAGGCAGTTATCTTTGAACAAAATGATGAGACTACAAGAGCTGGTTTCAACAATGCACTTTCTTCTTACCTTTCTGAGGTACAAGCTGGAAGAGGCATTACCGATTACTTAGTAGTATGTGATGAGTCAAACAACACTTCTAGTGTTATTGACCGTAATGAATTTGTTGCCGAGGTTTATATTAAGCCTACACGCTCTATCAACTACATTACATTATCATTTGTCGCTACGAGATCTGGAGTTTCCTTCAGCGAAGTCGTAGGTCGTTCTTAATCCATAACCACAAACTCGTAGGAAGGTAAATTAAAATGGCTATTAATTCAAACGTATCACAGTTTCTTAGCAAGATCAAACAGGGTGTTAAACCCAATATGTATCAGGTCAGTGTTAACTGGCCAGATGCATTAGGTCAAGGAAAAGGAACCACAGATAAGGATCTAGTCGATATCCTTTGTAAGTCTGCAGCTTTACCTGCATCAAACTTAGGTGTTATCGAAGTTCCATTCAGAGGACGTTCAGTAAAAATCGCAGGTGATCGCACCTTCGATACATGGTCTGCAACATTCATTAATGATGAAGACATGAAAATTCGTGCTTACTTTGAAGAGTGGTTAGCAGATATTAATTCTCATGAGAATAATGCATCTCCATTATTCAGACCACAAACATCAGCCGAAGGTTACATGGCTAACCTTAAGGTTGCACAACTTGAAAAGAATGCAACTACTAACGGTGGTGTTATTAGAGAATATACTCTACACCATGCATTCCCAACTAGTGTTTCACAAATCGACCTTGCTTATGATAGCAATGATCAGGTTTCTGAATTCTCAGTTGAGTTCCAACTATCGTACTGGACAGCAATATCTAAGGAAGCTGCAGAGTCATCTCCTCCAGATGTTAAAGAAACCGTATCAGTTTAACTGGTATAAATAGTATAGTTGGTTAGACGAATAATATAATGAGTCAACTATTTGGATTCCAAATTAACAAAAAAGGGGAACGGAAGGGTCAATCTCCCGTTCCCCCAAATGCTGAAGACGGTGTTGCCGTAGCAGCAGGTGGTTATTTTGGCACATATGTTGAAACTGATGCACAGGCAAGAAACGAGTTTGATCTCATTAAAAGGTATAGAGATATGTCTCTACACCCAGAATGTGATTCTGCTGTTGATGATATTGTTAACGAGTTTGTGGTTAATGACGCTAACGATACCTGTGTACAAATTGATTTAACAAATTTGGAAGTGGGAGCTTCCGTAAAGAAAAGGATCCGAGAAGAGTTTGAGTACATCAAACGTCTTCTCGGTTTTGATATGAAAGCCCATGAAATTATACGTAATTGGTATGTAGATGGTAGGGCATATTACCATAAAGTAATAGATTTAGCGAAACCAACAGAAGGAATTACTGAACTTCGCTACATTGACCCAATGAAAATAAGAAGGGTCAGACAAAAGATTAAGAAGGTAGAAGATCCAACAACTGTACGTGGTACTGCCCTTGAACATGAGTGGGGAGACTACGTAGATTATTATATTTACAATCCACAAGGCTTCGGTAGACAGTCGTCATTAATTGGTACTGGAGATTTTGCTGGTAATCAAGGAATTAGATTAGCATTTGATTCTGTTACATTTGTCCACTCTGGATTGATGGACATGAACAGAAGAATGCATCTTAGTTTCTTACATAAAGGAATTAAGTCTCTCAATCAACTAAGAATGATTGAGGATGCATTGGTCATCTATCGTTTATCTCGTGCACCAGAAAGAAGAATATTTTACATTGATGTAGGTAATCTTCCAAAGGTTAAAGCGGAACAATATCTACGTGATGTAATGTCTCGCTACAGGAACAAGCTTGTTTATGATGCACAGACAGGTGAGATCAGAGATGATAAAAAGCATATGAGTATGCTTGAAGATTTCTGGTTACCTCGTAGAGAGGGTGGTCGTGGAACTGAAATTACCACACTACCTGGTGGACAAAATTTAGGAGAGCTTAAGGACGTTGAATACTTCAAGAAGAAATTATACAACTCTCTTAACCTTCCTCCTTCTCGTCTTACTGACGATAACAAAGGTTTCAATCTTGGAAAAACTACTGAAGTTCTTAGAGATGAACTTAAGTTCAGTAAGTTTATCGGTAGACTCCGTAAAAGATTTAGTGGAATATTCCATGATGTTCTCAAAACTCAGTTAATCCTTAAAGGAGTAATTGCTCCTGAAGATTGGGATGATATGCAAGAGCATATTCAATATGATTACTTGCATGATAACCATTTCAATGAACTTAAGGAACTTGAAATGGAAACTCAGAGGATTGCTCTAGTAACACAGATGGATCCTTACGTGGGTAAATATTATTCTGTTGATTATATTCGCCGTAATATTCTTGGCCATAAAGAACAAGATATTAAGGAACAAGATAAGCAGATGAAGAAGGAGATTGATATGGGTATCGTAATGGATCCAATCGATGTTAATACATTCGATACAATGGATCGTCAGAATGATGCCTTTGCTCCAGAGATCGAGGCACAAAATGCCGAAGACGATCATAAGCGAGATATGGAACAGGCAAAGCAGCAAGCTAAATTGAAACCTGCTCCAACCAAAACCACTAGTAATACTAAATAAAAAATAGTCATGGAACAATCGAACCCTAACGCTGAAATTCTTTCGGTAGTTGATACCCTTAAAGACGGCAAAAGAGCTGATGCATTAGATGCTATATCAGATCTTCTTTATGGTCGTGCTGCAGAGGCAATCAAGAGTTATAAGCAGGTAGTTGCCAAGACTTTTTTTGATGAACCACAGGTAGAGGAACCATCCAATGAAACTGATAACGGAACAGATTGAAGATGTAAAGGTCATCACTGAAGGTAAAGGTGATGATAAAAAACTGTACATCGAAGGTGTATTTTTACAAGCAGAATTAAAGAACCGTAATGGTAGGATCTACCCCTTTAAGGTTCTTGAAAATGAAGTAAATAGATACAATGAAGAATACGTTAAAACAAAACGTGCTCTTGGGGAGTTGGGCCATCCTGATGGTCCTACTGTTAATCTTGACAGGGTTTCCCACAGAATCACATCGCTTTCTGCAGAAGGTTCTAACTTCATCGGAAAAGCCCAGATCTTAGACACACCAATGGGTAAGATCGCTAAGTCTCTTTTAGGAGAGGGTGTTCAGTTGGGTGTATCATCTAGAGGAATGGGTAGCATCGACAAAAAAGAAGATGCTAGTTATGTAATGGATGATTTCATGTTAGCAACTGCTGCTGATATAGTAGCAGATCCTTCCGCACCTGATGCATTTGTTAACGGTATCATGGAAGGTAGAGAGTGGGTTTGGAACAACGGTATTCTTAAGGAAACCGAAGTTGCTAAATACCAGAGTTATGTGAGCAAGTCTACTCACAAAAATCTTGAGGAAAGAACACTCAAAGTGTTTGAGCATTTCCTTTCAGGATTGTAAATCTATAAATAAACTTAGACTTATTGTACGAATCTTAGGGGAAACTCAAATGTCAGATATGTTAAACGAAAAGTTTGCGGAATTCGTTAGTGAGAATGAAAAAGTTCTTTCTGAGGCTGGACAAGATCCTATGCCTACCGTTTCTGCGGCTGTTCTTCCATCAAACCCACCAGCACCTGGTGCGGTAACAGGTGAACCCAAGAGGGATTCCCACAAAGATCCTCAACCTAGTGTTGGGACAGATGCTGCTCAGGCAGGTCAGTCAATAACCGACAACGGAGGTCCAAGACCTGATGGAAATGATGAAGGTGAAGATAATCCAGGTGCTAAGGCTGCTGCCCCCGTTGGAGCCAAAGGAGCACAATCAGATGGTACAGCACAAACCGCAAATATAAACGATGCTGGTGATCAAGGAGCAACACCTTCTGTAGGTACTGCTGCTGCTTATGGTACTACTACTGGTCCTGACGTACAATATCCAGTTAAGCCTTCATTCGAGGAAGTTGACGTAGCTGACGATGTTAAAGCTCTCCTTGAAGGTACAGAACTCTCTGAAGAGTTTGCTGAGAAAGCCAAGACAATCTTCGAGGCTGCTATTAAAGCAAAACTTGCAGAAGAGCATAAAAAGCTTGTAGAACACTTTGCCAAAGAATCTGCTGAGAAAATTGAGTCTGCTAAGGCAGAACTTGCAGAGGAAGTTAATGGTACAGTGAACTACGCCATTGGTCAATGGGTTGAAGAGAACCAAATTGCCCTAGATCGTGGTATAAAGAATGAGATTACAGAAGACTTCATTGCAGGTCTGAAGAATCTCTTTGAAGAGCACTACATTTCTATCCCCGATGAGAAAGTCGATGTGGTAGAAGGTATGGCTGATCAAATTCGTAAAATGGAAGAACGCCTTGACGAACAGGTCAAAGCTAATGTGAAACTTCAAACTCGTCTAGATGAGAACACAAAGAAAGTTATTCTGAACACTGTGTCAGAAGGATTGGTGGATACTCAGAAGGACAAACTAGCTGCACTTGCAGAAGGAATTGAATTTACTTCAGAGGAAGAATATTCCAAGAAGATCAATACTCTCAAGGAAAGCTACTTCAAAGGAGATGCTCCTAAAGTAGCATCTGCAGCAGATGAAACTCCTGTCGAAGAAGTTGCAAACACACCAGCAATGAATGCTTATGTGGATGCTCTTAGTCGTTGGGATTCGTAAACACAACTAAACGATATTCTCATAGAGGTATAATCGCATGTTTAATGCAAAAGCCCTAACAGAGAAGTGGGATCCTGTTCTTAGTCACGAAGGCAGTTCTGCCATCAAAGACAATTATAAGAAAGCGGTTACCGCAGTTCTGTTAGAAAACCAAGAAAGATTCCTTCGTGAAGAGAAGGGAATGTTAAACGAAGTCGCCGTGAACGCTCTCGGTGCAAGTACTGTATCCCCTGCTGGATCAGCACTCGGTAACGCTAATACAGCTGGACTAGCTGGTTTCGACCCAGTTCTCATCAGCTTGATTCGCCGTTCAATGCCTAATCTAGTTGCATATGATATCTGTGGTGTTCAGCCTATGTCTGGACCTACTGGATTGATCTTTGCAATGAGATCACGTTACGAGAACCAAGGTGGAGAGGAAGCACTCTTCAACGAGGCAGACACAGGATTCTCTGCTGGTGGAGACACCAACAAGGGAGACTATGCTGTTCGTGAAGGAGACGGTACTTCAGCTTCTGGTAACTCTTTATCTGATGGTAACAACCCTGCACTTCTTAATGATTCCTCACCAGGAACATATGAGGTTGCTGCTGGAATGTCTAGGGAAGACCTAGAAACAATGGGTGACACAGGAAACTTATTCCGTGAAATGTCATTCAGCATTGAGAAGACTTCTGTGACTGCTAAGTCCAGAGCCCTCAAAGCAGAGTACACCTTAGAACTAGCTCAAGACTTGAAAGCTATTCATGGATTAGATGCAGAGCAAGAACTTGCTAACATCCTATCTTCTGAAGTGCTTGCTGAAATCAACCGTGAGGTTGTTCGTAGAGTCTATAGCGTTGCTAAGAAAGGTGCTGCTAATAACGTAGCAACTGCTGGTGTATTCGACCTAGACGTTGATTCAAACGGTAGATGGTCAGTTGAGAAATTCAAGGGACTCCTATTCCAAATCGAGAGAGATTGTAACGCAATCGCACAAGAGACTCGTAGAGGAAAGGGTAACTTCTTGATGTGTTCTGCTGACGTTGCTAGTGCTCTAGCAATGGCTGGTGT